AATAGCATCATCTAACTTCTCTATTGCAACAGTTAAACAATCATTTGTGTTAATTCCTGAGTTTGGAAGATTTGGTCCAATATATAGTACAGTGTCCGAATTAATAGGACGAGGGGGATGATAATAAGAATCATAACAATGAGTTCCAGGTGCACAAGACATTTATAAGTAGTTTATAATATTAAGGAATATACATTATGTAATAAGCCGCAAGAACAGGTTGAATGTTTGAATGTGCAGTGTTACCACCTGCTGAAGAATTGGTTACATTTGTTGCCACTGTAATACCTGTAGTAGCAACTGCTGTGCTTAATGTAGCTGGAACACTGTTTTTAGCACCATCAGTACCAGAACTATTTGTAGTTACACCAGAAAAACTATGAAAGTGTCCAGGATCTGTTACTGTAGAAATAGCTGTTGCTGTATGTGTATGGACAGGCATTTGATTAGGTGTCAATGTTATTGCATTTGCACCAGAAAAATCATAAAGAGAGTAAGTAGGATTACCGTAAGCTGGATTCACATTAGGCTTAAAACTATCAGGATCACCAGGAATATCAGTAGCTCCAACAGCAACAAATCCTCTTTTATCAGGAGTGGTATTAGATCCATTACATAAATAAACCTTGTCCCAACCTAATGAACCTATACCAGCACCTGTATCATCAAAATTACTCAATGATCCATAATACTCATAAGCAACACGAGGTACCATTTTAGTATACTGTTGTGTTGTTCCACCACTTATACTATTTAAATAAGCTTGAATAAGCGTATTCAAATCAGCAAGCTTTACATAGTTTGTACTTACATCTAGTCCTAAAGCTGTTAAGCTTGCAGCTGTTGCACAAAGCTTTGTAATTATAGCTTGTACAATATCATGTGTATCAGAAGAAGCTGTTACACCTGTAAGACAACCAATACTATAATCAGCATTTAATGTAGCTAATGTAGCATTGATTGTTGTAATTTGTCCTTGTAAATTACATTCTCCTTTAGAAAGAGCTGTAATCCAATCTTTAGATGTGTGAACTAAACCTGCCGTAAGATAGGTTTGTATTAGTGCACATACATCTCCTGAACCAAGTGTAATCTGATCTCCTACACCAGTTAATAAAGGAACTAATTTATCAGTGATCATTTGTTCTACAGTCTTCAATGTATCTCCTGTAGTGATTCCTAATGCAGGAATAGTTGGTCCTGTGTATCTAACACACTCATCTGGTGTAACTTGCACACAACCGTTATAACAACTTTCGCAAGACATATTTGTATTTATTTATGAATTAACACCTTCACCTTACTAGCAATCATAGGTATTGTGAAACATGCACAATAGTCTGGATTACAGGCTTTATATGTTAATATTTGTTTATAATTTATTAAGTCACCTACCACTTGTCCTGGTATATAATAGTTCAAAGAGAATACAATATTATTATACTGGATAACTGCCCAGTAGGTTAATCTATCATCTATATCGACTAATAGTGCAGGTATACTAGCACACTCGATACAGTTCGTTAATCTTGGATATAACATTTCTAATTCTTTGAGTTGCTTGTTTTAACTTGTTATTACAAGCTGAACATAAGCCATTAATTAATTGACATCCACAGCCTACCTTTAGGCCACAGTCTCTACAGTTTGCCATACTAATGAAAATTATTTATGTAGTTGTTACCTGAACAACCACAGTTGTTGGTTAAGAAATAATCTAATTGTCTGTCTGCTTGAGCGTATAATGTATTAGCAGTGTCTATAGCACAGTTATTAGCTGCTGCAATAGATCCTTGTATCATAAAATTAATACTGCTTAATACCACCTTTGATTGTGTTCTAATAGCTGAATCACATTCCATCATATCAAGTTTCATAAATGCATTATCAAACTTCTCCTGTATCCTAGTAGTACGCATGATGTTCTTTTCTACAAAATATGTCACTGCTGGATTAACTGTATATTTCATATAATATACACCATCTGGAAGAGGTTGAGTCACCCCAACTGGACTAAGTCCTAATATTGCAGAATTATATATATTAAAATCATCAGGAGTAAAAGGAATAGACACAGGAACAGTATATCCAGGAATAGTAATAGCCATTGTTGGTGATGTTACATTTGGTGGATCTGTATCATAAACTGATGTATCAGCCACACCTAATGTATTAACATCAAAAGTATTGATTACTAAAAAATCTAAAGTCATGGTTATTTAAAATAATAATGCCAGAGGATTTGAGAAATATCCTCTCACCCTCTGGCATAGGTTATATGATAACTACTCTTGTTCTTAAGGAGCTAAAGTAGTTGTTGTTGAAGTACTAGGCCAAATAGTAGTTGTAGTACTAGTTGTGCTTGTGATAGGACCACTATCATTAGCTGGTAAGCCTAATGCAGGAGTTAAGATGTCTAAGTAATCTTGAGTATCTCCAGAAGGGATAGCTAAGATAACTGTAGAATCTTCGTGAATGTAATCACCCCATTGGTAAGCACTGTTGTCATACTCGTTAAACTTGATATACAAAGTATCGTAGGTTGTACCATCAGATACCCAGCTTTCAAAGTTTTCGTTGTATCCAACCATTCTATATAAATGCTTCAAGTAACCAGCTTGATAGCTATAGAAGTTCTTCTCTAATTGTTGAATCTCAGCAGAAGTACCAGAAACGTAAGAACTACGTTGAGTTACAGCAACATCAGCAACATTGTTACAAGGATCAGCAACAATGAAGTCAGCAGTTGTAGCTGGACCAGAGAAGATGAAAGTACGGAACCACATACGGTCGTATTCCCAAGGGAATGCAGCCACATCACATGGTTGTCCATAGATAGTCAAAGGTTTACCACTGATAACTAATTTAGCATTAGCATCATTACCAACACGTTGGAACTGATAGAAAGTGCTGAAAGAAATGTTGTCAGGGTTGTTACCTGGAGCTTTTGCTTCTAACTTTAAGATCAATTGATCGATTAAAGCAGGAACATCAACATCAGTACAAGGATCACCACCACATTCTAAACATGGAGCGTTCACAGTTACTGAACGAGTGAAACCATTGAAATACAATGTGTTAATGTAGCTAGAGAAAGCACGTAATGTTAAAGTTACAATTTCTCCTGGTTTTACAGTGAAATTAACAACTTCAGTTACTTGGTTAGCAGCAACAGGGTTTCCTGTAACTTTATACCATTCAGTAACTTTACTTGCAGCGATCTTATCAGAACGCTTAGTACCTTGTAAATAAGTGTTAACTCTACCTTGAGCTACATAGAAATAAGGAGCAGCAGCAATGTTACCTGCTGTAGCAGCAGCGTAAGTGTTCAAATAGAATCCTACTTGACCAGCTGTTAAATTCTGTGTTGATCCAGAGCTAGGGATTGTGTTTCCTACTGGTACAACAAAGAGGGTGGTTAATGAAAAATCCGCCATTTTGTTTTATATTTAAATTATGAAAAATTACTCGTTTGTTTTTATTCTAGCATCTGCAGCTTGTACAGCAGCTACATTCTCTGTATACATTGCTAAGTTTTCAACTGTTAAGTCTACTAACTCATCTTCTAGATATAAAGCAAGTTCACAGTTTGAATCTACTGAAGGAGTTCCATCAAAGTGGATATATCCCACCTTATCAATATACACAGGGTATCTTAGATAGGATAGATATAATGTTTTTGGAGTGAATGTTCCATCTGAATACACCATTATCTGGTTTGTATTGATGTTACTAAATGTCTCCTGATATTCAAATGATGGTCTATAATGAGTGTTGTTAATTAACACAGGAATATCTCCATGGTGTACTAACTCTTTATTAATCCATATTGTTCTATCTGTACATCTTCCTTTATCAGCTATTGCATATGCATCTATGTAGAACATATATGCTGGTGTGATTCCTACTATCTCAGCAGTGTATTGGTTTAATTGAGGATTAGTTGGTACTAATGGTAGAGGATGGTCCTCATAGTTCTCAATTAACTTTTGAAGATCTTCATAACGCTTTCTGAAAGCATCCAACCCAAGCGTACTTGGGGTGGCTGGACCATCTAACTTTTGTTTAACAAGTTTAATCTGGGCCTCATTCAGAGCTAATATCTTATCTTCTAATTGAATCTGCTGATGTTCGTTAGTCGATAGTTTATTTAGTTTCTGATCAATCTTATATAATAAACTATCTACTGGGATCATACTGATGCTAATTTTTTGCTTTTCAATTTACCTTCTAATGTCAATAACTCATCTTGGTTATCTTCATCTGCTAAGAACTTAACTAAATCATCTTCGTCCTTAGCTATTTCAAATTCACCTTCATAAACTTTACCGTTTGGTTTTAATCTATAAACTGAATGTGTAATTGCTTGTTTAACCAAATCTTTAATATGGAGCAAGTTTTCTTTCATATCTGCATATCTGCCAAACACCTCTATAGGGTTTAAACCAGCATATTTGCCATTCTTGAATTCTGTTTGTTTTAATAGGTTATCAACTTGGTTGTATACAGATTCTTCTTTAGAGTCTTCTGATACTGGAAGTCCTAACAATCTTGCCACCTTACGTTTCTTCTCAGGAGTCATTTGATCAAACTTGATAATAGCTTTGTTAATCAATTGTTTTTTCTTGAATAACACTGCGTTCTCAATTTCATCATCTGCTACATAGAATTGTATGTCTGCTGGATATTCACCACGCTCCCATGCTTGATAGCTAGAAGCAATTGTTGGATGAACTCTTAACCATGCAAAGGCTAATTCTTGAGATGGATTACTAAAATCAAAGAAGTTATCACCGTCCATTAACTTAACAGCTTGAACGTGTAATGTGTCATCAGTAGATGTTGATAAGCCATAGTTCCAGAAATTAGAACGAGGACCTAAATCAATATCACCTAATTGAGCTTCTAATTTCTTACGAAGTTCTGTAACTCTTTCAATCTCTAATTCTCTTTCTACATTATCAGCTATACGTCTGATG